AACCTTAAAAGAAACATGGCTTGGAAATCATAATAGAAACAGAAAACCAGCAGTTCTTACAGGTGGATTAAAATGGAAAGCAATAAGCGCTTCTGCTGGAACAGAACTTATAGAAGCACGTGAACAAATAGTTCATGAGATTGCAAGAGTTTTTAGAATACCAGCACACATGTTGCTTGCAAAAGACGGATCAAATGTATATTCAAATATTGAAAGCAACGGATTGCAGTTTATTCGTCATACACTTCTGCCGTGGATTAGAAGAATAGAGGACGGATTAACAACATTGTTACCAAACAAACAATATGTAAAAATGGACACTGCTGAATTTCTTCTGGAATAATGACACCAAACGAAGCAAGGGCAAAAATGGATTTAGAGCCATACGCAGGTGGTGACAAATTCTATCTAGGTTTACAAGGTGCAATGGTTGATCCAACTATTGAGCCACTTGGTAAAGACGAACATAGTCCAACAGAAACTTTAACTGAAGTTGAAGAATAATGCCTTACAGTATAGAAGATAACAATCCAGATTGTAACGGATTTGCAGTTGTCAAAGATGATGATAAAAAAATTATGGGTTGTCATGAAACAAAAGAAAAAGCACAAGATCAGATAACTGCATTAAATATTGCAGAACAAGAATATCAAAGGCAATCAATGCCAGAACAAGATCTTTATGAAACAGAAGAAGAAGCACTTGCAAAAGCAAAAGAAATAGGTTGTGTTGGTACACACACACATGACGTAAATGGCAAGATTATGTATATGCCTTGTGAAAAAATGGAAGATTACACAAAACTTACTGGTGGCCAACATACAGATGAAGATGATCCAACTTTGCAATATAACAATGACGATCAAGAAAAAGAACAACGTCAAGTTGATAGAAAACCACCTAAGTTTATGCAAGAAAATGCACAACGTGGATTGGATAATTTAGACAAAGCTGGTGACGGTTTAGTTGATGAAACTGTTAGACAAGCAAGAATAATGGCAAAAGGCGATCCGTTAAGTATTGACAAAATAGTAAAAATTAGGGCGTGGCATGCACGACACATTACGGACTTAGATCGTGAAAAAAGCAATCCAAACGATCCTAGTTCATGGAAACCGTCAGATGTGGCCTTTTTGCTTTGGGGAAGCAATCCTTTTACAGATCCTATGGAAGCACACGATTGGGCAGAAAGAAAGATTGCACAACTTATAAACGCTGGCGAATATGAGCCAAGAAAAAAACACAGTGATAGTTCAACACCAGCACCAAAAAAAGATCAAATAAAAGGAAGTAAGAAAAATCCAAAGGGATCTGCAACAGGTAAGCAAGGTGGCATAAAATTTAGCGAAGCAACAGAAAAAGCTATTAGAGGACGTATTGAAAAACATAATGAAGATGTCAAAAGCATGGCAACATGGCGTAAACTAAAAATGGGAACTGCAAAAGCAGTTGTTAGACGTGGCTTTGGTGCATATAGCACTTCACACCGTCCCGGCGTAAGTCGTCAAGCATGGGGATTAGCAAGACTTCGTGCATTTAGCTATTTGTTAAAAAATGATAGGCCACAAAATCCAGCTTATAAAAGTGATAATGATCTGCTTCCAGAACAACACCCAAGATATTCAAAGAAAGAGGAAAAAAGTATGAACGATCAACATATTGAAGTATTTGATCCAGTGGTTGCTATATCAAACACTATGGAAACCCAAAAAAGGTCAACTAATCTAAAAGAAATGGAAAGACAAACTGAAAATAGAAGTTTCACATTTAGCGCAGTAGAAGAACGCAAAGAAAACGATAATAACACTTTGTTGTTTACTGGTTATGCTTCTGTCTTTGATAAAGCGTATGGTGTACGTGATAGCAAAGGTGTATATGAAGAAACAATAAAACAAGGCGCATTTAAAAAAACATTACAAGAACAAGATGACGTAAGATTTTTAGTAAATCATGACGGTATTCCATTAGCAAGAACATCTTCTGGAACTTTAGAATTAGAAGAAGATGATTACGGATTATTCGTAAAAGCAGAATTAGATCCAAGTAATCCTACGGTTGCAGAAGTTGCTAGTGCTATGAAACGTGGTGATCTAAACGAAATGTCATTTGCATTTCAAGCAATCAAAGATGAATTTGATGAAAGTGGTCAAAACAGATCAGTAAACGAAGCAAGACTTTTTGACGTGTCAGTGGTTACTTACCCAGCAAACCCGTGGGCAGGTGCAAAATTACGTGGATTAGATATTGAAGATCTACACAAAGAACTTGTTGAAGCAAGATCTGGTGACAAAGCAACAGAAATTTTAGAAAGTTTTATTAACAAAGTTGAAAGTATTACGGACAATGATGTTGATGAAAAACGAAGCAATCCCAAAGTTGAATTACTTAAAATGAAACTTGAAAGGGACGGTATTCGTAAAAAGTCGTAGAGCCGTAAAAACGAAGTCGTATCACACACTTAATATTTACACTAGACGCATAAGTAAAAGAAAACACACAAAAGGAAATCATAGTGAAAAACATAATTGAAGCTAGAGATAGTAAAGTTGCTGAACTTGATCAATTAGTTGAAGAACTTGACAACATGGAAGCTGGTGAAGAATTTGACGCAAAATATGCAAGATCACAAGAACTACATGGTGAAGTTAAAGAACTCAACACAAAAATTGATGAAGCTAGAGAGCTTAACGAAACCTTAGAAGCAGTTAAGGAAAGCAGAAATGCTTTAGGTGTGGAAGATGAAGATCTTAGCGAAAAAGAAGCTATTGTTGAAGTCAATGAGCCAGACATGTACAGAAAGGGTGGCGAAAACTCTTTCTTGGCAGACGCTTATGCGGCAAGACAAGGTGACTACAAAGCACAAGAAAGAATTAACTCACACCAAGAATTTGAAGCTAGAGATATTGGAACAGGCGCATTTGCTGGGCTAGTTGTTCCACAATACCTTGTTGACGAATATGCACCGATTGCACGTGCTGGATCTGCATTATATAATGCAGTGCCTAAAAAGCCACTTCCAGCTTATGGCATGAAAGTAGAAGTTTCCAGAATTACTACTGGAACTGGTGCAGGCGAACAAGCGTCACAAAACAGTGCAGTTACAGAAACAAACATGGACGATACTTTATTAACAGTTAATGTTGATACAGTTGCAGGCCAACAAGATGTTTCAAGACAAGCACTAGAACGTGGTGGTCAACCGGGCTTTAGTTTAGAAAACATTATTTTCGGTGACTTAGTTGCCGCTTATTATGGTAAATTAGACGAATTGATGTTTGAGGGATCTGGATCTTCTGGACAACCTTTAGGTATCAGAAATGTTTCGGGAATAAATACAGTAACTTATACGGACGGAAGTCCAACTGTTGCTGAAGCGTTTCCTAAATTAGCAGACGCAGTACAAAAAGTTAATGCAAATAGATTTGCACCAGCTACTGCAATACTAATGCACCCAAGACGTTGGGGTTTCTTCACTGCTGGACTAGACAGTTCTTCAAGACCGTTAATAGTTCCACAGGGAAATAACCCAGACAACCCAATGGGTATAGGTGAAGCCGCCGCATACGGAAATGTTGTTGGTAATCTACTTGGTATACCAGTAATTACAGACGCTAACATTACAACCACAGACGGTGGTGGTAACGATCAAGATCAAATTTATGTGATCAAAGTTGACGATCATATTTTATTTGAAGATGATTTATTCCAGTTGAAATTTGAAGAAACAAATGCTGGATCATTAACAACAAAAATGGTTGTTTATGGTTATAGTGCATTTGCTTCTGGAAGATACCCAGCTGGTATGACAAAAATACAAGGAACAGGTTTAATTACACCTAGTTTCTAAATAGGTTGGTTTAGATGTGTCTGGCAACAGACACATCAAACCATAAAGGAAAAAAATGGCAAAAAAAGACAAAGAATTAATAGAAGCGCTGAAACAAGAGTTGAAGCACTATGAAATTTATAAGAAAGCAGATCGTGCTAAACAAGTTAAAGACGCAATTAAAAAAGCTGGTGGAACAGTTGAAACAAAAACTGCAAAACCTAAAGCTGAAAAAAAAGTAGAAAAAAAGAAGTAGATCATGCCTAAACATTACGGTGGTAAGAAAATGAAAGGTGGCAAAAGTAAAGGCCGAAAAAAAAGGAAGTAACTTTTTATGGCAATTACAAATGGCTACTGTACACAAAATCAGTTAAAGCAATTTAACGGAATACCTACTTCTGATACTGCTGATGATGATCTTCTTGATGACGCTATAAATGCGGCAAGTAGGCAGATAGATACTTTTTGTGGGCGTATATTCTTTCAACAAAACGCAACTGCAAGAAAATTTTTCACAAACGATCTATATAGATTACATGTAGATGATATTTCAACAACTACTGGATTAGTAGTTAAATATGATGATGATGATGACGGTGTTTATGAAACAACCGTGTCTGCGTCAGAATTTCAATTATTACCAATAAATCAAGTAGTTGGTGGAATATTAATATCACCTTTTTATATTGTAGAATTAATATCTGACGGAAATCATGAGTGGCCACTAGATTATTCAAGTAACAGACCACGTGCTGAAATAACTGCAAAATGGGGTTATTCAGAAGTTCCAGAGCCAATAAGACAAGCTACATTAATGCTTGCCAGTGAGTTGTTTGCAATGCGTAATGCACCTTTAGGGGTTGCAGGTGTAGGGGACTTTGGTGTTGTAAATATACAACAAAACAGGGAAATAACTAGATTAATTGCACCATTTCGTAAAGGCACAGTTTTTGGGTTAGCGTAATGGCAACAATGGCGCAAATCCGTGACGGTTTGAAAACAACCATTTCTAACATATCTGGGTTACGTGTTTATGACACAGTTCCAGATCAAGCAATAAACTTTCCAGTTTGTTTATTTATTCCAACATCAATTGAATTTGATCTTGCAATGGCACGTGGTACAGATCGTTATGAATTTGAATTAACTGTTGCAGTACAAAGATCAGATAGCAGAACTGCACAAGACAAACTTGACGCATTTGTTACTGGATCTGGATCATCAAGCATAAGACAAATTATTTTTAACAATAGAACATTAGGTTTATCAGATACAGACGCAAGGGTTGTAGAAATGAATAATTATGCCGCTGATGTCAGTTTAAATGGAATTGACGCAGTAGGTGCTAATCTTACTATTGAAGTATTTACGAAAGGAAGTAGTTAATGGACTGTTGTGGAACAGGTTG